AGACCCCGGCAGGCGAGAACGCCACGGTGGAGCCGACCAAGACCACGCTGCTTGACCAGTGGCTGGTGCACCCCCAGCAGGGGTTCGATTTCACCTACGCGTTCGGCCAGGAGAAGATGATCGTCGGCGGCGGGCGCGTGGCGATCGAGATCACCGCGCCGGCGATCGTCAACTGCCGCGCGAAGATCGACTTCGAGGAGTAGCCGAGCTGATCATGGGTCTGCGCTATGCCGCTGCTCAAACGATCCGGCGTCCGGTCGCCGTGGTTTCCCGCGCCGCTGCCGACGCCGAGCGCCGACCCGCCGCGCCCGCTGCTGATCACGCGCGGGGCGCAGCCGCTGCCATCTGGGCAGATGACCTGGCTGCGCTCCGTGCGCGAAACCCCCGCGGCGCAGCCGGATCGGCGCTCGCCGCTCCTGATCGCCGTCGCGCAGCCGCCGCTGGTCCCTGGCCAGATGGTCTGGCTGCGCGCGATCCACGTCCCGAATACCGACCCGCCGCGGCCGATCGTCGCCCGGGTCGGCCAGCAGCCGACCCCCGCGGGCCAGATGGTCTGGCTGCGATCGGTGCGCGCGACGCCGGCCGTGCAGCCCGACCGGCGGGCCGTGCTGCTGCTGCACGTCGGCCAGCAGCCGCGGCCGGTGGGGCAGTGGCTCATCGTCGGACGACTGCTGCGCGCGATCGTGCACGCGCCGTACAACCGCAACACGTTCGTGATTGGCGCGGAGACGCTCGGCGGGACGGCGGCGGGGCTGCGCGCGTGGCTCGTGTCGGCGACCACCGTCGACGGGGCGGCGGCGGGGCTGCGCGTGTTTGTCATCGGGGCCGACGACGTGAGTGAGGCCGCCTGATGGGGCTGATTGTGGGCAATGCGGCGATGGTGGCCGCGGCCAAGCTGGACTTTGCGCTCGACTGGGCGGCGCAGCTCGGCGGCGACCCGATCGCGAGCGCGAGCTGGCCGGTGGTGAGCGGGCTGACGCAGCTCGCCGCGAGCAATACCACCACCACCACCACCGTGCGCTACACCGGCGGGGCGGCGGGGACGCGCTACCAGCCGCGCTGCCATATTGTCCGCTCGTCCGGACAGGAGGACGAGCGGGCGTTCGAGCTGTCGATCGTCGAGCGGATCGTGGTGCTCGAGCTGGAGCTGGCCTACGGCGCCATCCGCGACATTGGCCCGATCGACTGGACGGCCTATCTCGGCGGCGACGCGATCAGCACGCACGCCTGGACCGCGACCGGGCTGACGATCGTGGGATCGACGACCGGCGCGACGGTGCGCGTCTCGGCGACGGCGAGCGGCGTGTTCTACGCCACCGACCATAGTGTCACCGCGAGCGGGCAGGAGGATGAGCGGAGCATCCTGCTCGCCGTACAGGCGCTGTGATGGACGATCTGACCGACAAACAACAGGCCTTCGTCCAGCACTACCTGGACTGTCTGAACGGCGCCGAGGCAGCGCGCCGGGCCGGCTACGGTGCGGCCGGCGCGCGGGTCGAAGCGCACCGCCTGCTAACAAAGCCTAACATCCGCGCCGCGATCGACGCCGAGCTGCGCGCGCGGGCGCTCTCCAAAGATGAGGTGCTGGCGCGCCTCGCCGAGCACGCGACGGCGAGCATGGACGACTTCCTGACGGTCAATGGGCGCGGCGTGACGCTCGATCTCAAAAAGGCAGCCCTGGCCGATCGGCTGCACCTGATCAAGAAATACACAAAGACGAAGCAGGGCGTGTCGATCGAGCTCTACGACGCGCAGGCCGCGCTGGTCAAGCTCGGCGAGCACTATCGGCTCTTCGTCCAGCGCCAGGAGATTACGGGCAAGGATGGCGGCCCCATTGATGTCAGCGACGCACGCCAACAACTCGCCGCAGCGCTTGCGGGCCTTACTGCGCCAGGCGACGCCAGCGCAGCGTCAGGCGGCGATCACGACCCTGCCGCCGGCGACCGCAGCGGCCCTGGCGCGTGACTGGTGGCTGATCGCGCGCGACGACCAGCTGCCGCCGCCAGGGGACTGGCTCATCTGGTATATCCAGGCGGGGCGCGGCTGGGGCAAGACCCGCACGGGCGCCGAGTGCACCTGGGAGATGAGCCAGCGCGCCGCGCGGATCGCGATTGTCGCCGAGTCGTTCTCCGAGGGGCGCGACGTCTGCATTGAGGGCGAGACGGGCATCAAGACGCTGCACCCGGCGCTGCAGTGGAACCGCTCGATTGGCGAGATGACCTTTCCGAGCGGGGCCAAGGGCAAGATCTACAGCGCCGAAGATCCCGACAGCCTGCGCGGGCCGAACAACTACTTCGCGTGGTGTGACGAGATCGCAAAGTGGCGCTACATGCAGCAGACCTGGGATCAGCTGATGTTCACGCTGCGCAAGGGCGACGTCCGCACCGTGATCACGACGACGCCGCGCCCGCTGCCGCTGCTCAAAGCGCTGAAGGCGCGGGCGACGACGGTGGTGACGCGCGGGCGCACCTACGACAACATGGCGAATCTCGCGCCGGCCTATATCGAGAACGTCATCAAGCCCTACGAGGGCACGACGCTCGGGCGGCAGGAGCTGGAGGCCGAGGACCTGGAGGACGTCGACGGCGCGCTCTGGCAGCGGTCGACGATCGAGGCGCGGCGGGTGACGAAGGCGCCGGATCTCATCCGCGTCGCGGTCGGCGTCGACCCCAGCGCGCACGAGACGGGCGCGGGCGACGAGTGCGGCGTCGTGGCGGCGGGGCGCGGCTGGTGCCAGTGTCGCGGCACACCGGAGCTGCACGGGTTCGTGCTCGGCGACGACAGCGTGCGCGGCGGCCCGGCGGCCTGGGCGCGCGAGGCCGTGACGAGCTACCACCGCCACAAGGCCGATCGCCTGATCGCCGAGGCGAACAACGGCGGGGGGATGGTCGCCGTGACGATCGGCACGATCGACCACGCGCCGCCGGTCGCGCTGGTGCACGCCAGCCGGGGCAAGCACACGCGGGCCGAGCCGATCGCGCTGCTCTACGAGCAGGGCAAGGTGCACCACGTCGGAGCGTTTCCGCGCCTGGAGGATGAGATGTGTAGCTGGCTGCCGGGGCAGGCGAGCCCGAACCGCATGGATGCGCTGGTATGGGTGCTGACCGAGCTCGCCCTCGGCGGCACGCCAGGAGTATAGGTATGACTCTCTCTCGCCGCGCGCTCCTGCGAGCGCTCTTCGACCCAAACGCACGGAAGGGCCTGAGCGTCAGCCGCGTCGGCGAGGCGCTCGAGCCGGGCGGCTTCGTGACCGAGATCCGGCGCTACCGCCGGCCGAGCTACCCGCACGCCTCGACGGCCGACCTGCAGGACGCGCAGCTGCGCAACGAGCTGGTGTACGCCTGCCTCGCGATCAAGGCCTCGACGGCGCAGGACCCGCGCCTGATCGTCGAGCGGGCCGAGACGAAGGGCGGCAAGACGACGTACCAGGAGGTGGCCGGGCATCCGATGCGGGCGCTGCTGATGCGGCCGAACGCCCACATGACCGAGGCCGATCTGATGAAGGCGGCGCTCATCTCCTGGGATATCTCGAACCCGCGCCGGTTCTTCTGCCAGAAGGAGTTGACCGGGGGGATCTTGACCGGGCTCGCGCCCCTGAACCCGGCCTGCATGCGCCCGATCCCGAGCCGCACCCCGCCCTACGCCACGATCGGCTATGAATGGTCGGACGGGACCGAGCGGCGCGAGTTTAGCATCGACGAGCTGCTCATCCGCAGCGCGCCGGCCTGGTACGACCCGCCGCCGCTCATCGCCGCGCTGGGCAGCGTGGAGAGCGACAGCGCCCAGACCGACTATGTGCGCGCCTTTTTCGAGAACGGCGGCGTGCCGGCCGGCTACCTCAAATACAATATGCCGCTCGACCAGCCGGCGCGTGACAACATCCGCGAGCAGTGGCGCAGCCGCTACGGCAACGCGCTCGGCCGGCAGCACGACATCGGCGTGCTGGACGTCAACGCCGACTACCACGAGATCGGGGCATCGCTCGACAAGATCAGCAGCCAGACGCTGCGCAGCGTGGCCGAGTCGCGCATCTGCATGGTGTTCGGCGTGCCGCCGCTGATCGTCTACGCCTACGTCGGCCTGCTGCGCGCGACCTACAGCAACCTCAAGGAGGCCTGGTCGGGCTTTTGGGAAGCGACGATGAGCCCGGCGTTCAAGGAGTGGCGCGCGTTCTGGACGTACGGGTTGCTGACCGAGTATGAGGAGGAGCGCGACGTCCTGGCCGAGCGGGTGCGGCTGCGCTACGACATGAGCCAGGTCGCGGCGCTGCAGGAGGACGTCGACGCGGCGCAGAAGCGGGCGCGCGACAACTGGACGGCGGGCGGCCTCTCGCTCAACGAGTTCCGGAGCGAGATCGGCTACGGCCCGCGCAGCGGGGGCGACGACGCGTTTGCGAAGCCCATCACCACCACCACCCCGGCGCCGGGGGCGGCAGGGGGCGGCAAGGAGGCCAAGGGCGTCGACAGCCCGGCGGCGCAGCTGGCCGAGCGCGCCATCGTGCGCCAGGTCGGCCAGTATCTGGCGAGCGAGTACCGAGCGGCCGCCGCGGCGGTCAGAGCGGAGTAGCCATGTCCTTGCCACGCCTTGACACAAATGGTACACTAGACGCAACGAGCGAGATGCGCGACTTCGCGCGCGTGCTCAAGGCGGCGCTGATCATGATCGTGCGGTATCTGGAGCGGCGATACAACGTGTAGACCGGTGTGGAGCAGTGGTAGCTCGTCGGGCTCATAACCCGAAGGTCGTGAGTTCAAGTCTCACCACCGGCACCAGTACCCAACATCAGGGCCGGCTGGGTGAAACATCGGGGAACGGGTAAGGCGGAGACGCGACGTCACGGCAGGCTCGTCGGCGCCAGTGGCGCCAGGGGAAGCACCTCGCGGCAGTGATAGCTAAGAACCTGTCAGCGGCCAGCAGCTAAATGTCTGGTATGCCCGGCGCGCTAAAGACGCCAAACCGATAAAGTAGCTATCCCAAACAGTCGGCCCGCTCAACCTTGATTCGCACAATTTTAATAGGGGGCGCGTTCGGTTCAGGGGTTGCGAGTATGCGGAGATAGGCCAGGTAGATGCTCCGAGGCACATTCCCTGGACGAACTGAACCGGCGGAGCAGGTCTATTCTGGCCTGACGAGCCCCACGTCTCATCAAGGCCGGAAGGCTTTGCAGCCGTAGACAGCCTTGGCGATTACGTCGCCTGGAACGGCGCCGGACGCTGTAACCGGTATCAAGATTTACTGGCTGCGAGAGGGATCGGAGTGACTAGGTAGCGCGCGACTCGGGTGTGTATCCGACACATACCGCGACGGCTACAATCTAGCTAGCGTGGTGAAACTCCGCGCTCCCTCACAGCCAATAAACGTACAACCTGACGGCCTCTTCATAGATTAGGCCCAGTCCCTCATTAGGCTCAGCGCCTCCTGGGGCGGCTGGGCCTTTTGTTGTGCGGCGAATGCCAGACCCGACCGACAGTTTAGACGACGGGAGCACGCTGGCGACGCTGATGCGCGGCCTCTATGCACGGCTGCTCGAGGCGGCGTTCGCGGATGCGGCGGCGAGCGGCATCGGCGTCGCGTGGGATCTCGCCAACCCGTATGTGCAAGAGGTCTTGGACGCGCTGGCCGAGCAGGTGCGCGGCGTGGCCGAGACGACGAGGGATGAGATCCGCGCGCTCGTGGCGCGGCAGGCGGCCGAGGGCTGGTCGCTCGAGCGGCTCGCGGCCGAGCTGGATCAGCTGGCCGAGGTGCGCAGCGCGACCCGCGCCGCCGTCATCGCCCGCACGGAGACGGCGCGCGCCTACGCGCTCGGGAGCCTCGCGGCCTGGCAGGTCTCTGGCGAGGTCGCCGCGTCGGAGTGGCTGACCGCCGGCGACGAGCTGGAGTGTCCGATCTGCGCGCCGCTCAACGGGCAGCAGGCCAATCTCGGCCGACCGTTCGCGGGCGGCCTGTACTTTCCGCCAGCGCACCCCAACTGCCGCTGCGCGCTACTTCCGGTGCTGACGTAGGAGCTGACACGATGCCGATCGAGTATAAGAGCGTCAAGGCGGCCGTGATGGGGGTCGAGGGCCGCACGGTGACCGGCGTGTTCGCGGTGCACGGCAACGTCGACTCCGGCGATGGCTGGACCAGCCGCGACCGCTCGCACCCTGGGATCTTCGGCAATTTCACGGCCGACGGCCGCGCGCGGTGCAAGTTCCTCTGGCAGCACCGGAGCGACCAGCCCCCGATCGCGACGGTCGATCGGCTCTTCGAGATCGCCGCCGCCGACCTCCCGGCCGCGGTCAAGCTCTACGCGCCGGACGCCACCGGCGGCTGCGGCGTCGCCCGCACCTACCTCGAGACGCCGCGCGCCGACGAGGTGCTCACCGGCCTCAAGGCCGGCGCCATCACGGAGATGAGCTACGCCTACGAGGTGACGCGCTGGGACTTCGAGGAGCCCAAGGACGGCGGGCTCCCCATCCGCAACCTCTACGCGGCCGACCTGTACGACGTGAGCGACGTGAACTGGGGCATGAACCCGGCGACGTCTGCCGACGGCGCGAAGGCCGGCCAGCCGCTCACCGAACACCACGCCGCGGTGCTGGCCGCCGTGGCAAGCTATAAGGAGCGCCTAGCGGCGCTCGCCGCCTTGCGGGCCAAGGAGGGGCGGGTGCTCTCGGGCGAGAACCGCAAGCGGATCGAGGACGCGCTCGGCGCCTTGAAAGATGCGCAGTCCGCGCTGAGCGATCTGCTGGCCGCCACCGAGCCGAAGGCGCAGGCGCCTGCGGGGCCGGACGCGGCGAGCATCGCACAACTGTACGCCACCTACCAGCGCACGCTGGCCCAACTCAACGGAGTGCCACTGTGAAAGAGAAGTACGAGATCGCCCAGGCAATGCAGGCGAAGCGCCAGCGCCTGAGCGAACTGTTCAAGGGCTTCCCCGACTGCACGCTCACGACCGAGCAGGCCGAGGAGGCCGACCGCCTGAACGGCGAGCTGAAGGATCTCGGCGAGAAGTTCGACCGCGCCGCGCAGCTCGAGGCCATCGCCATCAACAACGAGCGCGAGCTGCAGCGCCTGAAGGGCCTGCCGCAGGAGCGCGAGCGCGAGCGCCCGGCCGGGCAGCGCCAGGAGCCGTCCGGCAAGTCGATCGGCCAGCGCTTCGCCGAGCACGCGACCGTCGTCGCGTTCAAGGGCGTGGCGAAGCGGCAGTTCGGCGTGGCGTTCGAGGACGTCGACCCGGTTGAGGCGCTGTCGCACGGCCGCAAGACCACGATGAGCACCAGCGCCGGCTATGCGCCGCCGAACCCGCGCACCGGCCAGGTCGTGCTCAGCGCCCAGCGCCGCCCCGTCGTCGCGGATCTCATCCCCCAGGACGCGACCGACCTCACCGTCATCAAGTACATGGAGGAGACCACCTTCACGAACGCCGCGGCGGCGCTGGCGCAGTCCGGATCGTTCGCCGAGGCGGCGCTCGCGTTCACCGAGCGCTCGAACACCGTCGAGAAGATCGGCGCGTCGCTGCCGGTGACCGACGAGCAGCTCGACGACGTGCCGAGCGTGCGCGCAGTGATCGACAACCGGCTGATCCTGATGCTGCAGCTATCCGAGGAGGACGAGCTGCTCAACGGCAGCGGCACCACGCCGCACCTGGTCGGCTTCCTGAACAAGGCTGGCGTCCAGACCCAGGCCAAAGGCGGCGACCCGACGCCGGACGCCGTGTTCAAGGCCATGACCAAGGTGCGCTACACCGGGTTCGCCGACCCGACAGGCGCTATCTTCCACCCGAACGACTGGCAGGACATCCGCCTGCTGCGCACGGCCGACGGCGTGTACATCTGGGGCAGCCCGGCCGACGCCGGCCCCGAGCGCATCTGGGGCACGCCGATCGTCCAGACCACGGCGATGACCGAGAACACCGGGCTCGTGGGCGACTTCGCCCTCTACTCGCACATCAGCCGCAAGATGGGCATCCAGATCGCGGTCGGCTGGGTGAATGCGCAGTTCACCGCCGGCCAGCAGACGATCCGGATCGAGGAGCGGCTGGCGCTGGAGATCTACCGCGCGGCGTCGTTCTGCACCGTGACGGGCATCTAGTGATGATCGGCCGGGGCGGGCCGCGCGCTCGCCCCTGCCCCCAAAGGAGACGACTATGCCGATCATCGAGGGGACGGTCCTGGAGGAGCTGTACTGCACCGGGGTGCCGGTCAACGGCACCGACGAGGTGCAGACGCTGACCATCGGCGGCACGCCGGGCGGCGGCACGTTCAAGCTGCGCTTCGAAGGTTTCGTCACCGCCGCGATCACCTGGTCGGCGACAACGGCCACGCTGGTCGCCAATATTCAGACCGCCCTGCGCGCGCTGGCCTCGCTCGGCGCGACGGAGATGACCGTCGCCGACTCGACGCTCTCGAGCGGCATCGGCGATGTGACGCTCACGTTCGGCGGCAACCGCGGCCGGCAGGCGGTCGGGCTGATCACGGTCGAGACGAACAGCCTCACCGGCTCGTCACCGACGGTGGCGATCGCCGAGACGACGCCGGGCGTCGACGCCACGGCGCGCGGGGCGCCGAAGGGCCAGCGCCTGTTCGACACCACGAACGGCGTCTGGTACCAGAACACCGGCACGGCGCTCGCGCCGGCTTGGGTCGCGTTCGCCGCGAACGGCGTCGGCGGCGTGGCGGCCGGCTACAAGGTCGCGCGCGGCGAGACGGCGCTCGACGGGTCGAACCCGACGCCGGTCGCGACCGGGCTGACGACCATCGTCGCGGCGACGCTGTCGCTCAAGGGATCGGGCGCGCCGGGCGTAGGCACAAGCGCGCTGACCTATGACACGAGCGGCGGCACGCTCAACATCTACGCCTGGAAGGTCACCAGCAACGCGAACCCGACGCTGATCGCCTCGACCGGCACGGAGACCGTCGGCTGGTTCGCGGTGGGAACATAGGCGTGGGATGCGGGCCGAGGCCGGGCATACGGCCTCGGCCCGCACCACCGCTATGGGAGTTTTGGCATGTACACCCACGAGGGGCCGCGGCTCTACCTGACCGCCGATCGACAGACGGTCGTGTCTGAGGGCGACGCGCGCGCCGCGTTTGTCCTGGTCGGCCCGGGCGGGCAACTCTCCGACGAGGACGCCGCGCGCTACGGGCTCGTGGCGCAGGCCGTGGCTGAGAAGGCGGCGCCGGTCAAGCCGAACAAACTCGGCCGCGGTCGTGCGAACAAGGCAGGGTAAGGCGATGAGCTACGCCACCGTCGCCCAGCTGCGCGGCTACCTGCCGCAAATACCGCTCTACGGCCAGCAGACGATCACGGCCGCGGCCAGCACGTTCACCCTGACCTACGACGGCGCGGCGACGGGGTCGATCGCATCGGGTGCGACCGCCACGGCGGTGCAGACCGCGCTCCGGGCGATTACGGCGATCGGGGGCAGCGGCGTCAAGGTCGCGGGGCCGCCGGGCGGCCCCTGGCGCGCCGACTTTCAGGGCGACCTTGCCACGAACGCCGCGCTGCTGGTCGGATCGGGCGCCACGGTGGCGCCGGCGACCGACGCGCTGCTGCAGGCGTGCCTGGACCGGGCAACAGACATCGTGCGGCAGGCGCTGCGCGCGGCGCTGGCCGATCCGTCGTTCGACTGGACGGCGTACGCGAGCGCGGCGAGCAGGATCGTGCGGGGCGAGTCGGGCGCGTACCTGCGCGTCCCGCCGCACCAGGCCGGCAGCGTGTCGCTCGTCGAGTACGAGTCCGGCTGGAACCCGGCCACCTACGCCGCGCTGCCGGACCAGTGGATGGAGGAGGACGGCTATCTCTACCGCGCCGGGCTCTGGTCGCCAGGCCAGCGCTACCGCGTCACCGCCGTCTGGGGCTACGGCCCGACGGCGCCGGAGAGCGCGCAGCAGCTCGTGCTCGAGTTGGCCGTGAACATCTGGCGCAGCCGCGATAAGGGCGGGTTTACCGAGATCGTCGGCGTCGAGGGCTCGGGCGACATCCGACAGATCGCCGGGCTGAACAAACAGCAGGTGATGGTGGTGGAGAGCATCCGCAATCAGCTGATCCAGGTGGCGATATGACGCCGGAGGAGTTTGCCGCCAAGCTCACCCCCGCGTCGTTCGCCGCGCCGCGCCAGCGCTTCATGACGCGCGTGCTGCTGATCGCGCAGGCGAACAGCCAGCGCCGCACGCCGGTGCGCACCGGCACGCTGCGCCGCTCGGAGACGACCGCGGTGCGCGAGGCGGGCATGAGCGGCGTCGTCGGCACGAATGTGGAGTACGCGCCGTTCGTGCACCGGCGCGTGCCGTTCTTCACGCAGGGCCTCGACGACTCGCGCGGCGCGATCGGGCGCGAGCTCGCCACGTTCGGCGGCGAGATCGTGAAGGCGTGGGCGACATGAGCGCGCTGACGTGCTACCAGGGCCTGGAGGAGCGCTTCCGCACGCTCGGCCTGCGCAGCGTGGTGCTGGGCGAGCCGAGCGGCGACCTGGATCTGCCGGGCATCTATACGGCCTATGACGGGTTCGAGCGGAGCAAGGCGGGGCAGATCACGGCGATGCACCACCGCTTTGTGCACCGGCTGCTGATCCGCTGGCAGGACAACGCGGCGGCCGAGATGGAGCTGATCACGCTGCTGCACGCGATCCCGGCCGCCGTCGACGCCGACCCGCAGCTCGGCGGGCGCGTGCCGATGGGCCTGGCCAGCATCAGCGCCGGCGACGCGGGGTTCGTCACGATCGGCGGGGTCAAGTACCGCGTGGTCGACTACACCGCGCAGGTTGTTGAGAAAGCGCCGTTTCAGAGCGGCATCTAAGGAGCATCATGGAGACGATCGCCTATCGGTACGACGCGGACGCCAACCCCGCCGGCGCGCTCATCCCGGGCGTGCCGCTGCGCGATCTGACGCTCGCCGACCTGGACCAGCTCACCGAGCATCAGCGCAAGGGCATCCCGCTCTGCGGGTTCTACACGCTCGTCATTGCACCGCCCGAGCCCGAGCCCGAGCCGGCCGCGCCACGCGGGCGCCGGCGCGCGGACATCGCCGACCTACCGACCGACCCGGGCGCATAGCCCGCTAGCCGCCACGCCTGACGTGGAAGGAGACTCCCTTGGCAGAGGTTGCATTTGAGACCATGCGGATGGCGCTGGAGGCGGTGCGCGGCACCGGAGAGGCGGCGCCGACGCACCTGCTGAACGTCGAGGGCACGCTCGTGCCCAAGATCACGCGCTACCGGCCCAAGGAGCAGCGCGGCACGCTGGCCGAGGTCTACCGCTCGGTCGACACCCGCAAGTGGGCTGAGTTCGAGGGCAAGGGCGACCTGGACGTCAACGAGCTGACGTTCTGGCTCAACATGGCCGTGGCGCCGCTCGGCTCGCCCAGCACGCCGTCGAGCGCGGTGCTGGCGCGCCTCTGGGCGTTCACCCGCAACATCAGCAGCGATACTATCAAGTCGGCCACCGCCTGGTGGGGCGACCCGGCACTCAACCAGCTCACGGCGCCGTTCGCGATGCTCGACGAGCTCACGATCGAGAACGACTCCTCCGGCGAAGAGGTCGCGACGATCAGCGTCAAGGGCATGGCGAACTTCCCGAGCAAGGTCGCCGCGCCCGGCGCGACCGCCTCGATCGCCGGCGCCACGCTGCCCGGCCAGCTGATGCAGTGCTGGATCGACACCGGCAGCGCGATCGGCACGACCGCGATCAGCGGGCGCCTGATCAGCGCGAAGCACACGATCAAGACCGGCGCGTCCTACAAGTACATCGCGGGCGGGCCGGCGGCGAGCCTCTCGTACGCCCTGTCCGGGCGGCAGAAGGCCAGCGCGATCGAGACCGAGCTCAAGCTCGAGCTGATCGACTTCACCCAGTACGACCTGTGGGCGGCCGGCACGGCGCTCAAGGTGCGCGTGCGCCACAACGGCGCGCTGATCGAGAGCGTCGCCGGGCCGCTGAACTTCTACAACTACGTCGAGGTCGACACCTACGGCCCGCTGGACGAGCTTGACTGGGACGATAACGAGGGGACCAACCGCGCGCTGACGGTCAAGATCGTCGGCCAGTACGACTCGACGCTCGGGAGCGACCTGCGCGTCGGCGTCCAGAACGCGTGTGCCACGCTCTAGCTAAGCCACCATCACCACCATCACAAGGGAGACAACGTATGCCGATGTTTGTGCAGGGCCGGGTCGCGATCGTCGAGTCCGGCCCGGTGGACACCAAAGACATCACGCCGGACATGAACGTCATCTTCATCCGGCCGAAGATGGACTTTGGCACGAAGCAGAAGGTCATCGGGGCGGCGACGCGGATCATCCAGGGCCAGAAGGCGAAGCGCCAGTCAGGCAACGCCACCGTCGATATCGACGTGGGCGCCTACAACATGGCGCTGCTGACCAACAACATCCTGGCCTGGCAGGGGCCGGCGTTCGCGGGCGTGGCCTGCACCTCGACCAATATCGCGATGCTCGATCAGGATGAGCCGCTGGTCGGCCGGGTGCTGCAGGAGATCAACGACCGCAACGTGACGCCGGGGAGCGCGGCGCCGTCCGAGGGGGCGGCGCTCGACGACCCAAACGTGATCGAGCTGGCGACGACGGCGTAGACCCCGAGCTGCGCGCCGCGTACGGCGACCTGGCCGAGTTTCTGGCCCCGGCCAGCGTGTACGACCGCTGGCGCGAGAAGTTTCGGGGCAAGTCAGCCCGCGCGGGGCTCTACGACGTCGAGGTGCAGCTCGCGCTGCGGCTCAGCTGGACCAAGACCGAGACGGACGCGCAGGACCCCGACTTTATCGACGAGCTGCTCGATGCCATACGCGCGGAAGCCGATGATCAAGCCGAGCGAGCCAAAAAGTCTGCCTGATCCCGAGCGCGCGTTCTGGCTCGCGATCTACCGCGCCGTGCTGGCGATGGCCGAGGCCATCAAGCGCTACAAGCTGCACGGCACAACCGACTAACCTGCACTCTCCCACGCGCGGCCACGCCGATCCGGCCTCGCCCGCGTGCGGCAAGCCGCCGCAGTATGCGCCCGCTTGGAGCCAGGCGGGCGCATGAACTCCACAGCCACCCTCCAGCTTATTATCCAGCTCCAGAGCGAGGCCGAGGGCCAGCTCGGCGCGATCCGGTCGCAGGTGCAGGGCCTGGGCCAGGACGCCGAGCAGGCCGGCGGCGGGGGCGGCATCTTCTCCAAGCTCTTCGCGAACGCGACGAACATCGCGAGCAGCATCAGCCTGCTCAAGGGCGTGGCGGGCGGGGTCGTCGGCCTGGCGAGCAGCATGGTCGCGGGCAACGCCGAGTTCGAGACCTACGAGGCGGCGTTCTCCTCGTTGATGGGCTCGACCGATGCGGCCAAGGCCAAGATCCAGGAGCTGTCGCAGTTTGCGGCGACCACCCCCTTTGAGCTCCCCGAGGTCATCAAGGCCAGCAAGAGCCTGCTGACGTTCGGCGGCGCGGCGCTCAATACCCAGGACAATTTGACGCTGGTCGGCAACGCGGCGGCGGCGGCCGGCCAGCACGTCGACGAGGTAGCGTTCTGGGTCGGGCGCGCCTACAACGCGATCAAGAACGGCCAGCCGTTCGGCGAGGCCGCCGCGCGACTCCAGGAGATGGGGATCCTCGGCGGCGACGCGCGGCTGAAGCTGGAGCAGCTGCAGAAAACCGGCGCGAGCGGCGATCAGGTCTGGCAGGCGTTCACCGGCGGGCTGAACGCGCCTGTCGACGCGATGGATAAGCTCGGCCAGACCGCAACCGGCCTGTCCTCGACGCTCTCCGACACGGTCGACGCGCTCAAGCGCCAGGCGTTCGCCCCCCTGTTCGACGCCTACAAGTCGGGCATCCAGGGCATCATCAGCGTGCTCAGCTCGCCGGCGGTGCAGGCCGGGGCGGCGGCGTTCGCTACTGCGATCGCGACCGTCATCGGTGGCGCGGTGCAGGCTGTTACTGGCGCGATCGAGGCGTTTCAAATTGGCTTTGAGCAGGCGAGCGAGTTTACAAGCTCCTTTACTGAACAGTTCGGCGCGGCTATCGATACGCTGATGGGAGTGACTGACTCGATCGGCCCCTTCCAGCGGCTCGGCATTGCCATCTCTGACGTCGGCCGTTTTATCGGGGACAACCTCACCCCTATCCTCGCCTTCCTGGCATCAGCTATCACCGGCTTCGTGGTCCCGGCGATCTACGCCTGGGCGATGGCGCAGTGGACGACGGCGATCCCTGCGGCGATCGCGACGGTGACGGCGATGCTGCCTCTCATTGCGACGGTGCTGGGGATCGCGGCGGTGGTGGGCCTGCTCGTCGCGGCCTGGACGAATAACTGGTTCGGCATTCAGGAGAAGACGGCGGCGGTGTGGGCGGTCATCCAGCCGATCCTGGCGCAGCTGTGGGACTGGCTGGGGGTCCAGCTGGTGGCGGCTGCCCAAGCGCTGGCGACGTTCTGGACGGGGACGCTCTGGCCGGCGCTCCAGGCGGTCGGCGCGTTCATTACCGGCACGGTGATCCCGGCGCTTTCGCAGATCTGGACGTGGCTCTCGACGAACATCCCGGCAGCGATCGCGGCGGTGGTGACCGCGTTCAACTGGGTTGTGACGACCGTAACCGAGATCGTCAACGCGGTCGTGACCGGCTGGAATACGGTGGTCACAACCACCACCACCACGTGGAACAGCATCGTCACGACAGTGATGGGCTATGTGACCACGATCCAGACCGCGATCCAGACGGGGCTGTACGTGGTGACCACCATCGTGCAGGCGATCTGGAATACGATCGTCCTCCTGACCTCGATTGCCTGGGCGGCGATTATGACGGCGATCCAGCCGGTGCTGGATTGGTTCTCGACCACGATCGGGCCGGCGATCACGGCAGTATCAGACTCCGTCTCTGCCGGCTGGACAGCGCTCTCTGGGGCGGCGGCTACAGCGTGGTCGGCTGTATCGAGCGCGGTGTCGACCGCGTGGGACGCAATCTCTGGGACAGTCAGCACGGTAGCGGCGAGTGTGCAGGGCGCGGTGTCGACCGCGTGGGACGCGATCTCGGGCGCGACGTCGACCGCGTGGGACGCGGTCTCGACAGTGGTGACCTCGGTCACGACGGCGCTTTCCGGCTCTGTGACCTCCAGCTGGAATGAGATCCAGGCGAGCACCGACTCGATCTGGTCGCAGGTCGAAACGATCATCACGGGCGTGACGACGGCCATTCAGACCGTCGTCACGACGGCGACCGACATTATTCAGACCCTCGTCACCGGCGCATGGTCGGTGATCGTGGCCGCCAGTGAGAACGATTTCGGCAGCATCTCGGGCATCATCTCCGGGGTCTGGGACGATGTTAAGGCGACCTTCAATACCGGCGTCGATGACGTCAAGAAGGTCTTCAAGGGCCTCGCCAGTGATGCGGTGGGGCTCGGCAAGGACATTGTTGACGGCATCATCAAGGGCGTCTCGAATGCCGGATCGGCGCTAACAAACAAACTCCGGGATCTTGCCAAGGGCGCGCTCGACGCCGCGAAAGCCGTCCTCGGCATCCACTCGCCGTCCACCGTCTTCGCCGATATGGTCGGCACGCAGATCCCGGCCGGCGTGGCGAAGGGCATCGAGCAGGCCACGCCCAAGGCGATGGGCGCGATGGCCGACATGGCCGGCAAGCTGACCGGCATGATCGGCAGTACCACCGGGGCGTTCGCATCGCTGGCCGGGGCCGCGCAGGTGCCGCACAGCGCGATGGCGCAGTTCGCCGACACGATGGTCGACGTCATCGCGATGTTCAACAGCGTGTACCAGCGTGTGCGCGGGCTGATGCTCTCCGACGCGCTGCACTTTCTCGGCAGCGCGAACGTCATCTTTGACTCGGTCAGCAAGGGCGCCGACGCGCTCGGCAAGCTGGCCGGGCTGGGCCAGATCTCCGAGACGGCCGTCGATCGGTTCGGCACCGCGATGCTGGCCGTCATCCTGGCGTTCGACAGCGTCGCCAAGGTCGTGCGCGGCCTGCTGCTGATCAACGCCAAGTTCATCACCGCCGACGCCACCGCGATCTTCGAGACGGTCAGCAAGGGCGCCGATGCCCTGGTCAAGCTGGTCGGGCTGGGCGATGTGTCGGCCGCCGCGATTGGGCGCTTCGCCGACGGGATGCGGCTGGTGATCGTGGCGCTGGCCGAGGTCGCGGGCCAGATGGCCGGCGGCGGGCTCGCGCAGGCGCAGACGTTCGCCGCCGGCGCAGGGCAGGTCCTGGCCACGGTCGGCGCGAGCGTCGACGCGCTGAACAAGCTGAACGCGCTCGGGTCGGCCATCCCGGGGATCTTCCTCCGGTTCGCGACCTACGTCAGGGTTCTGGTCAACCGGATGGCCGAGGCCGCCGGCGAGGTCTCAGGCCAGGCGCTCGAGGCGGCGGCGGCGTTCGCGGCCGGGGCCGGCAAGGTGATCGGGGCCGTGTCGAATGGCGTCGACGCCTTTACCAAGCTCGAGGGGATGGGCGCGGCCGTGCCGGGGATGTTCCTCGCGTTCGCGACCTATCTCCGGGTCCTGGTCGATCGCATGGCTGAGGCCGCCGCCACGGTCAGCCAGGACGCGCTCGCGGCCGCCGTGCGGTTCGCCGAGGGCGCCGGGAAGGTGATCGGGGTGGTTGCGTCCGGCGTCGACGCCTTTACCAAGCTGAACACGCTCGGCGACGCGGTGCCGGGCATCTTCCTCAAGTTCGCCTCCTACGTGATGGTCCTGGTCAACCGCATGGGCGAGGCGGCGGCCGGCATCAACGCCGGCGCGCTTACGGCCGCCGTGGCGTTTGCCGAGGGGGCGGGCAAGGTCGTCGGCATCATCGGCTCGGCCGTTGACGGCTTCAAGAAGCTCGCCGACTTCCAGGGCGTGCCACAGGCCGCGTTCGTCGCCTTTGCCTATGCTCTCGATCAGGCCGTGACCTGGATCTGGAACGTCTCGCAGGACTTCACGGTCAAGGGCGTCGCGGCGGCGGCCGAGTTCGCGACCGGCGCAGGGAAGACGGTCGGCATCATCGGCGGGGCCGTCGATGGGTTCACCAAGCTCGCCGACTTCCAGGGGGTGCCACAGGCGGCCTTTGTCGCCTTTGCCAATGCCCTTGACCAGGCGGTGACCTGGATCTGGAACGTCTCGCAGGACTTTACCGTCAAGGGCGTGCAGGCGGCCGCGGCCTTTGCGGAGAGCGCGGGCAAGACCGTTGCGTTTATTGGGGCCGCGGTCGATGGCTTTACCAAGCTGGCTGAGTTCCAGGGCGTGCCGCTCGCGGCCTTTGTCGCCTTTGGCTACGCGCTGGATAGCGCCATCACCTGGATCTGGAACGTCTCGCAGGACTTCACGGTCGAGGGGGTCGCCGCCGCGGCGGCGTTTGCCGAGGGGGCCGGAAAGACGGTCGGCATCATCGGCAGCGCGGTGGACGGCTTTGCCAAGCTGGCCGTGTTCGAAGGGGTGCCGCAGGCCGCGTTCGCCGCCTTTGGCGCGGCGCTGCGCAGCGCCCTGGATGCCCTGATCGCGATCAGCGCCCAGTTCGCCGCCGAGTCGGTGAGCGCCGCGGCTGCGTTCGGCGAGGGGGCCGGGAAGGCGCTGGCGTTCATCGGCAACGCGGTCGATAGCTTCGGCAAGCTGGCCGACATGGGCCGGCTCTCGCAGGGCGCGGTCAACGCGTTCAGCTACAACATCGTGCTGGTCGTCAGCCAGCTCCAGCAGCTGGCGCGGGTGTTCAGCGTCGAGGCGCTGGACGCGGTCGGCCTATTCTCGGCGGCGGTCGGCCGGGCCGTGGCCGGGCTGGGCGCGGCGGGCGATAGCCTGATGAAGCTGGCCGACACGACGCGGCTGAAGCCGGACGCGGTCAACGCCTGGTCGTTCAACGTCGTGCTGGTCGTCGCGCAGCTCCAGCAGCTGGCGCGGGTGTTCACCACCGAGGCGCTCGCGGCCGCGGCGACGTTCGCCGCTGGCGTCGCCGCGGTGGCGCAGAGCGTCAAGGCCGCGCTGGACGCGCTCGCCACGCTGGCCGGGGCCAAGCAGCTGCGGGGCGACGTGCTGGCCGCGTTCATCGCGGCCGCGCAGGCGCTCGTGGCGCAGATGGCCGCCTATTTGCCGCCGAACGCCGAGACGATCGGTGCCAACACCATCACCGGCCTGATCAACGGCATCGTGGGCCAGCGCGCGGCGCTGATCACGGCGATGGTTGCCACCGTCATGGCCGCGGTGACCGCCGCGCAGCAGGCGCTCGGCATCGCCTCCCCCTCGACGGTGTTCGAGGCGCTCGGCCAGTTCTCCGGCGCGGGGATGATCAGCGGCATGGAGCGGATGGTGCCGGCCGTCGCCGGGGCCGGGGCCACGCTCGGCGCGGCGGCCAGCCGGGGCGCGGCCGGGGTCGCCGCTGGTGGTGGTGGTGGTGGTGGTGGCGGCACGACGGTCAACGTCACGATCGCCTCGGGGGCGATCGTGCTATCAAGCGGCGCGGGCGGGAAGCTCTCCGACGCGGATCTGCGCCGGCTCGCCGCGCTCATCGGCCAGGAGATCGCGACACAGGCAGGGGGCCGGCGATGACCTACATCAATCAGATCGGCACCATCTACCTCAACAACACGAGCGGCGTCGTGGTGAACGGCGGCGATCCGACGGTCGGCGGCGCGACGCCGTTCTCCGTGTACGAGGGCTGGACGCCGACGCCGGCCGAGCGGTCGCTGGTCTGGCAGGGCGGCGCGCCGCTCGGCAGCGCGGTCGCGCTCTCGTACGCCAGCTATGCGCCGATCGTCGAGGAGGAGGTCCCAATCGGCCTGGCGGGCACGTCCAGCAACAACGCCTGGTGGGCGCTGCAGCAGCTCAAGCGGCAGCTGCGCGCGGCCTCGCGCCTCGCGCCGATCGCCTGGCGGTTTCGCCCGACCGGCGCGCTGCTCGACACGTACGCCGAGGTGTACGGCGGCGACGTCGTCGAGGCGGCCCGCGAGGGCGTGGGGCCGATGGAGGGCGGCTGGCAGATCGAGGCGACGATCAAGCTCGCGCGCTCGGGCTTCTTTGGCAGCGCGAGCCTGGAGACGCTGATCAGCGCCGCGAGCGCGGGCAACCGGGGCAGCGGGTCGCCGAGCAACCTGATCGCGCTCGCCACGCTGAGCCAGGGCGACCTCGTCAACGAGGGGCAGCCGCTCAACCTCCAGATCGCCAAGCCGGCCAGCCAGGCGGCGGCGACGCTCTACCTCGCCACCGCGCACAGCCGCACGGCGCAGACGATCGCCAGCGCGAAGACCACCACCAGCACGACCGGGACGGCCTTCACGAGCGGATCGGCGATCGACGTCTCGGCGATGCGCACCCGGCCCGGTCTGGCCGTGCGCGCGTTCGCGCGCCTGACCACGCTGACCAACCCGACCAAGGCGCAGCTCCAGCTGACGCTGCAGTCGCCGGGCGGCGGCACGCTCTGGACCGGCGCCTGGATCACGCTCGGCAGCAACACGAGCGCGCAGCTGGTCGACCTGCTCGGCACGACGCTCGACGCCGTCCGCATCCCCGGCAGCGGGGCGCTGCAGGTCGTGCCGGTCGCGACGATCCGATCGACGGACGGCACGAGCGTCACCGCGACGCTGAGCACGATCGACGTCGTGCTCGCCTACACCGCCGGCTACCTCGACGGCGGCGCGGGGCTCGCGGCCGGGCAGAGCTACCTCGTGCACGCCGCGCAGAACTTTAACGGCGGCGGCTGGCTGCCGCTCCCGGCGCCGATCGCGAGCGTGGTCGACGGCACCGGGCAGCTGGTGCGCCGGGTCGCCGTGCGGGGCGACGCGCCGCTCGCCATCAGCGGGGCCTCGCTGTATATCGCCTGGATCGATAGCGGCGGCGCGCACACCGACACTGACACCACCACCATCACCGCCCAGCAGGCGCCGCTCTACCACACGCTGCGAGGCCTGACATGAGCGCGATCCCCATCCCGCTGCGCGTCGTCGTGTACGATCGCGGTCCGGCCGGCGTGCCGACCCGCACGAACCCGGTCGAGCTGGCCGGGCGGCTGTCGCTCTACGAGGACGCGATCGACTGCCAGTACGGGTTTGAGTCGCTGCGCGTGGCGTTCGAGTGCGACGTCGACGAGGCGCTGAGCTGGCTGCGCACCGGCCTGATGCGGCCGATCGAGGCGATCAAGCCGAGCGGCGCGACGCGCTGGGACGGCCTGATCTACGAGCTCACGGCGACCTTCGGCAAGACCACGATCGTGCTGTCGCTGGAGGACGTCGCCAACCGCCTGCGCGTGAAGTACGCGAACGACGCCGGCGGGAACGGCAAGACCACCACCTACAGCCACGCGAACAGCATCGCGACCTACGGCACGAAGGACCTGCTGATCAACGCCTCGTCGACGACAGCGGCGGGGGCGGCCAACCGCGCCCAGACCGCGCTCGCGTCGCTGGCGTGGCCGACGAGCAAGCGCGCCTCGTCGAGCGGCCCGGGCGGGGGCGGCCGCATCACGGTGGAGATCAAGGCCGTCGGCTGGTACGAGACGCTCGACTGGGTGCTGACGTCGAACGCTAGCACGACGGTGACGCAGACGAGCGCGCAGGTCGTCGCGCTGCTGACCGCCTACAACCTGGTCAACAACTGGTTCTCGGCCGCCGCGACGAACATCGTCGCGACCGGGCACAGCGACACCGAGTACATCGATCCGGAGAACAGCTTCCGTGAGAAGCTCGAGACGCTGCTCGGCCAGGGCACTGCGGCGCAGCAGCGCCTGGCCTGGGGCATCTTCGACGCCAGCCGGGCAATGACCGTGCGCGTGTGGGCCGGCGCGACCCCGAGCACGATCGCCTACTACGAGACGGCGCGCGACAACACGATCCGCGACCCGTACGGCAACCTCGTGGCGCCGTGGGACCTGCTGCCCGACGCGATGGCCGAGACGGTCGACCTCTTCGACGCGCCGGCCGCCGCCGACCAGGTCGCGACCGCCACGCGCAAGTACGTCCGGCGGGTGACGCTGAAGATCGACAGCGGCGGCGCGACGGCGACGCTCGAGCCGGACGACGTCAACAGTGCCGAGGCGCTGCTGGCTGGCCCGGTCGGCGGCGGCCCGGCCGGGCAGAGCGCCCGCCAGAGCAAGATCGAGCGGCGGATCAAAAAGCAGGTGGCGGCCAGCGTGCCGAGCAGCGACAGCCCGGCGTACAGCGGCGGGGTGCTGTCGCCGTCCGGCGGCGGCACCGGCGGCACGGACGCCGACAGCGGGCGCGCGGGGCTCGCCGCGGCCCCGGCCGACGCGCCCTATATCCTCAAGACCGCCGACGCCGAGCTGCCCAACGCGCAGGTGCTCGGGGTGCTCGCGACGGGGCTGCTTAAAAATACGACCACCACCGGGACGCTCAGCATCGCCGTCGCCGGCACCGACTACGTCGCGCCGGGCAGTCTGAACGAGGCGATCGACGATCGGGTCGGCTCGCTCCTGGTCGCGGGCAACCTGATCACGCTGACCTATAACGATGCGGGCAACTCGCTCACCATTGCGGTGTCGAGCCTGAGTGAGACGATCGACGACCGGGTTGCGGCACTGCTGGTCGCGGGTACGGGCATCAGCCTGTCGTATAACGACGCCGGCAACGCACTCACCATTTCGAGCACCGGCGGCACGGTCGGCGGCAGCGGCACGGCTGGGCGGCTGATGCAGTGGGCCAGCGGTGGCGCCGACGCCGAAAACAGCACGCTGATCAAGTCAGGCGCTGGTGTGCTGACCCTGGCCGCCGCCAGCACCCAGACCATCACGATCAGCGGTTCGGGCGGCGGCACGCTGGCGCTGGCCGGTGGCACGCTGACCCTCGGGCCAGACCTGACGACCAGCGGCGGCGGGTCCACGATTACGCTTTCAGCCGGCGGCAGCTATACCTTGACCATCCCGGCGACCGGCACGGCCGCGCTGGGCACTGGCGCGGCCAACAAACTGGCCTATTGGTCGGGAACCAATGCCATCACCAGCGAGACAAACCTGCATTGGGACGGCACGAACAACCGACTGGGGATAAACGACAGTACGCCCAGCTATACGCTCGACATCACTGGCGACCTGCATGCCGTCGGCCAAATCTTCACCAGCGACAATATCAAAACCGGCGCGGGTAACCTCTGGGATCTGGGCAGCTACGCGGCCGGCGGCACCCTGACCGCGACCGGGCGCGTGAGTGTTTCGATCAACGGCACAACGTACTATTTTTTGGTCCGCAACATTCCATAGGGAGCGGTCATGGCATACGAAACGACTCAGGCAAAGGTTCGGGCGGTCGCACGCGCCGGCAATGCGCTCGGCCTCGCGCGTACCATCTACGTACACATGGCCGAACTATCGGCGATGCTCGCGACCTACCAGTCCGGCACCGACCCCGCGCTGACCGCCGCGCTGAACGCGGTGTACTCGGCAGGCGAGCGCGCCGAGCTGGCCACGGTGATCGGGCAGCTGCGGGCCCTCAAGAGCGACTGGGAGGCGAATCACGCGGATCTGATTCGCATGTAGGAGGTGCGTTGTGCTGGATACGACGATAGTGACACGCCGGCGGGCTGAGCTGGAGCAGGAGCGCGAGAGCCACACGGTACGCCATGTGCTGGCCGACCGGCAGCGGGCGGCGCAGATCGGCGATCTGGAGACGAAGCTCGCGGCAATGCTCGCGGCGAGGGCTGAGGCGGATCGGCAGTATGCGGAGCGGGACTACGGCTATGGGGCGGTGATCGGCGAGCTGGGGAAGCTGATCGATCAGTCGCTGGCGCAGGCGGCGCTAGCAGCGCGGGCGGCGGAGATCGCGCGCGTGGCCGAGGCGATGGTCGATCTAGGCGATCTAGAGGTGGGGGGCAATGCCGGATAGCCCAATCATCGCCCAATCGACGGGGAGCCCGGTCCAGGCGGTCCGCTACGTCCTGGCGGTCCGCTACGTCCTGGCCAGGCCGCACGGGGAGTACTCTGACGAGTCGGTGGACACGATCGTGCGGGCCTACTGGGCGCAGTGCGCGGCCGTCGGCGTCGACCCGGTGATGGTGGTGGCGCAGCTGATCCACGAGACGGGCGGCCTGGCGGCCTGGTGGGCGCAGCGGCCGCGGCGCAACCCGGCGGGCATCGGTGTGACCGGGCGGAGCGCGTCACGAGAGATGTACGGCGCGTACCCGGAACGTTACCCGGATCGATCGTGGGCCTGGGGTTCGGATGGTCGGCGACAAGAGGGCTGTTCGTTCGCATCGTGGAAGGATGCCGCCATCCCGGCGCACGTCGGGCGGCTGCTCGCCTACGCGCTGCCGGCCGGGCAGGGGACGGTGGCGCAGCGTGAGCTTATCGCGCAGGCGCTGGCCGTGCGCTCGCTGCCTGTGCGCTACCGAGGATGCGCCCCCACCTGGGAGGGACTCAACGGCCGCTGGGCCGTGCCGGGCACAACCTACGCGCAGCGCATCGCGGCGGTGGCGGCGGCGATGCGGCGGGGGTGAGACACAACGACGCCCCCGGTTCTCGCTTTGAGAACCGGGGGCGTGCTGTTGCCCATGGGCAACTCTGGCAACTCGGGCTAGTCCGGCAGCCGCGCGCCGACAACGATCGCGCCGGCCTCGATCGCCACAGCGTAGCGGCCTGGCTCGGGCAGAATGTCCCGCGCGCCGCTGGCGTTGATTCGAATACCGCCGACGTCGACGATCACTTTGTAGCCCGCGTCGCCGGCGACGATTGCGAGGATGAGCCTGCCGCCGACGCGCTGGGGGTCGAGTCGCGCGGGCCGCCCGGTCGCGTAGTACAGCGACCTGGAGAGCTTGACGAAAATGGTATCCGCGTTGACTCCCTCCCGATGGGTGCGCTCGACTCGCACCCAGGGCAGGCTCGGCCGGCCGCCTGTGCCCTGTCGCGGGCTGACCCGCTCGGCCGGGGGCCGCGCCACTTGCCGCCGCTGCGCCTCGGCCACGCGCCGGGTCAGCGCCGCGATGCGCTCCAGCTCGGCCGCCAGCGCCTCCATCTGCGCCGGCGTGCGCGCGGCCACGATCGCCGGCGACAACAGTTCTTCGATTGTTTTCACAGGGCGGCCTCACCCCGCGAGATGAACGGAAAACTCTTCGTTCATCTCGCGCAGGAGCGCGCGCAGCTGCCGATGGCGTCCTACGCCTGGGCGCATCCAGGCTGGGACGCGCGTCGCGTCGTAGTCGTCGGGGTCCATACCCAAGAAGACGATCTTCTCGGTCAGCGCCATTTGCGCCATTATTTCCCACGCCTCGTACAGCGACTTGCCGAGATCGACTGGGCTGAGCGTTGCCTCGGCCAGGATATGGCCGTGGGCGTCCGTGGCACCCACGAAGATCTCGTTCCCTCCAGCGAGGCCATTCCGCTGCATGATGCGGCGCAACGCCTGCAAGCCCGGCTTCGCGTATCGACGATTGCGCGTGATGTGCCAGCGGTCGCGCCCGCTGGCTCGCCACACGACGATCCATGCGCCGTTGCGGAACAGTGCGTCCAGATCGCCGCGCGCCTCGGGCGCGGCGTCTGCTTCCGGAAACTCAACCTCATCGACGACGACCACGAACCCGCCATCAGACAGCCATTGCGCTCGCATTGCCTTGCTCCTTGATGCGGCTCAGCCGCTTGCGGCATCGCTGTAGGACGCGATGCATATCCCAGAACTCGCCGCCCACACGGGCGGCCAGCTCGCCGCGCGAGAGCCCCTCGGCCACGCGCAGCACGAAGATTTCCCGATCCCCATCCGGCAGAATGCCGTCCAGCATCCCCGCGATCTGCGCGGCCCACTCGGGGCTGTGGGCCGCCGGCTCGGCCGGCCGCTGCCAGTCCTCCAGTGGGGCCGCGTGGGGCGAACGATCGCGCGCCCGCAGCATATGCGTTATGATCACGCGCTGCGCGACGACGAACGCATAGCGTCGGGGGGCGTCAGCCCGGCCAATCGCCGCTACGGCTTCGACGAGCGCGACGAGCGCCCAGCCCGCCGCGTCGTCGTAGTCCTCGGGCGTCCAATCCAAATTGTAGCGGCGCTGGATGTTGCGCGCGGCCTGCCGCGCGATGTCGAAAAGATCTGTGCAATCATCCATCACATACCTCCGCGGCCTGTCGCCGCTCTAATTAGCCTTGGTTGTGGCAATCCCCCTACCCGCCTGGGTAAGGACCCAGTGCCGGACATCGCCGGCCACATACGTCCATATCCAGCCCCTCTTCCGAAACGCCTTCAGCACCGCCGCGCCGTCTTTGGGCGGCAGTTGATTGAGCCCTACGATCGGGCCTCCCCAGCCGACTGCGTAATAATCCACTGATCGCATCCTGGCCAGGATGCGGCGCTGCTCATCAGCGCCAACTCCACAGATAGGAGGAAATAACTCATCCATTGTCGTGCCCTTTCTTGCGGCTTGTCGCCGCTCTACTCGATCCCCGCCAGCTCGACCAGGCGGGATACCAAAAAGTGCAACCGTACCGCGTGCAACTGGAGTTCTACCGGTTCCACGTCGCGCTTGATTTCGACGTGGGCGATCTGGCGCTCCAGCAGCGCCAGCGTCTTTTCGAAGTTCGGCGGCGGGCCACTGCCGACCCGCGACCCGCCGCGCTTGTCATCGTCGCGCCGTTTGGGCCGCGCGCCGCCAGGGTTGTGGCGGCGCGCGTCGTCCGGCCGGCGGGCGGGGTTCGGCCCGCCGCGCTTGGGGGTCATTCCGCGCCCCCGAGCCGGCGCAGCAGCTCGTCCGCCGTCGTGACATAGAGGCGACCGGTGCGGAGCTCGTCGCTGACGCCGATGAGCACGTCTTGCTCGCGCTGGACGCCGTAGCCGACGACAGCATCATCGCCGTCGACGATGAGCTGAAAACCCAGCGCGTCACCGCGATCCTGTTCGTTCAGGTACGGCATGAGCGCGAGCCCCGCCGCTCGGCTGAGCAGGCCCGCCGCACGATCCTCCCAGCAGTCGATGATGGTCGCCTCGGGGGTGCGGAGCGCGTCCCCAGTGATCGTGATGGTGATCATCGTCTTGTCCTTTCGCCTAGCGGGGCGGCCACGGCGACCGCCCCGCGCTGCTGCTGCCTACGCATGCTCCTTGTTCATCTTCGCCACGTAGCGCAGATCCATCTGCGCGGAGAACTCGATCTTGCTGAGCGTCTTGCGGCCTTCGGCGATCTCGTTCGCCAGGAACTGCGCCGCGCCAGCGTTGAACCCCATCGCCATCAGTTTCTCAATCATCGTCGTGTCCTTTCGTGTCTTTGCTTGTTCGGATTGATTGAAGTATAGCACCAATCAATCCGATTGTCAAGCACCAATAGGGTTGATCTCCGAAAAGTCCCCAACAAAAAGCGCCCCCGTCGATTGGCGGGGGGCGCTTGTGGGCTAGAAGAACAGCGCTGGCTCTGGCTGCGGCTCGGCCGGCTGCGCCAGCGCGTCAACGCGCGCGCGGAGGGCGTCCAGTTCGGCGGCGAGGTCGCGGCCAGAGAGCGCGGCGATCGTCGCGTTGGCAATGAACTCCTGGCGGCTATGCAGCCCGCGCGCCGCGTCAATCTGTCGCAGCAGCTCGTCGGACAGGCTGAGCTTGAGCGGGGCGCTCACTTCCGCCCCCGCCCCTTCTTGCGCGGCTGCGCCGCGCCCAGCGCGCCGTACACGTTCGCTAGTTCGCGCAGGCCGACCGTCTCCACGCGCGGCAGCAGCGTCTTGATCGTGCGGCCGAACAGCGCCGCGTGGCTGGCGCCGCCGACCAGCACGATCCGCCGCGCCTGGCCGAGTGGCGCCACGCTTTCAAGTTCCTGTGCCAGCGCGTGCGCCGTGGCGTCGAGCTGGATACGCGCGAGGTCGTCCACGCGCACGCGCTCGCCATTGGCGATGATGGCGTACTCGGCCCCCGCAATCAGCGCCCCCTCTAGGTCGTCGCGCTCGGCCAGACTCAGCGCCCGCGCGCCGCGACCGAGCAGCGCCTTGTCCAGATTGTCGAGCGCGGCCTGCACCCCCAGCTCGCGCGTCGTGCCGCTGCGATACGCGCCGTCCCGAAACAACGCGATGTTGACCGTGCGCCCGCCGCCATCAATCACGACGATCGGGCCGCTCGTGTCGCCGTCGATCGCGGCAAATGCCGCTTCGCCCTCGCGCTTGACCACGACTGAGACGATGCGGATCTCGACGCTGCGCCCGTTGTAGCTGAACGTGTGCCGCCCGCGCAGCGCCGACTCGACACGCGGCGCCAGGTGCCACAGCGCGATCGGGAGCATGGTCACCAGTCGGATTGTCACCTTATCCGCACGCGGCAGCGCCGACGCGACGCCGGCCAGGATGAAATCAAGCGTCGTGCCGTCATAGTACCGCGCGTCCGATCCGCGCCCCGAGCTGGCGGCCGACGCTGACTCGACGGCGAGCCGCCCCACGAATCGCTCGACGCCCTCGCGCTCAATGACGTGCTCGCCGTGCCTGAGCGCGCTCCACGACCCGGCCGGCAGCCCGCGCGCGGCGAACACTTCCCACGAGAACGCGCCGTGCAGCGTGCGAACAGCCGGCATGCTGCGCTCGATCGGCACGTCGTCGCCGTCGATGCGGACGAGGATGACCGCGCGCGCGTTGCCAATGTCGGCCGCCACGTCGGCGCTCACACTCTGCTCGGTCGCTAAAACGTAGTCAGTCGATTGGATGAGTTCAGTCATTTGTTTTTGTCTTTCTGGCCCAATTGGGCCTAAATTGGCCCGTCTGAAGCTCAGACGGCCGCGTCTGTCCAGTCTCCGTTGTCAAATTTGAAGCCCGCCGCGCGCGCCTGGTCGCGTGTCAGACCCGCCGCGCGGAGCTTCCGAAGCGTGTCTGCGTCTGTCTGTCTGGTCTGGTCTGGAGCGCCCTGGGGAGCGGGGGGCGGGGGGGAGACAGACGCCCCCGCCCCGCCCCACTCCCGCCCCGCCAGCAGGGCCGAGGATGCCAGGGCCACCAGCGGCCGGGTGTCCAGGGGGCGGGGGTCCACCAGCCGCCCGTTGGGGTCCAGCCGGCCCAGCCCCCACAGCCGGCCGGGGGCGACCTGGGCGAACACCAGACTCCCCAGGATGTCCCGGCGCCCCTCCAGGCCCCAGGCCCGGGCGTTCACGTCCTGGGAGATGACGATGACCCGAATGCCGCTCGACGGGGCCATCGCCCACAGCTCGACGACCTGGCGCCGCGCGATCGGCGTGATGTTCGGGACCGTCGTCGAGTACTCGTCCAGGATGAGCGTGATCGGCGGCGCGGCAAGGTCGTTCTCGACGTTCCGGCGCAGCATTTCAAAGTGCACGCTCCCGATCGCCTGCGCGATCGGCGTCCAGTCGGTCTGCTGCGCGGCAAGGTCGATCGTCGGCCGCGCGCAGTCGGCGCCGCCCCACGCATCTTCGTCTTTCGCCGCTTTCGGCGTGGCGATCACGACCTGGCCAGGCCGCCGGCCGATCACCGCGAGCGCCAGCGTCGTCTTGCCGAGTCGCGGCGGGCCGACAATCCCGAGATGCGGCGCCGTCGGATCGTCGTTCAGCGCCGCCAGCCACTCGGCCGGCGCCATTGGTCGCGCGCTCGTCTGCGGCGCGCCGCTCGGCTGCACAATCGCCGGTAGCCGCTCGGTCGTGCCGGTGGACGCCGGGCGTGCCTGCCGTCGCGCCGCGCCCGGCAGCAGCCAGTCAGCGCGGGCCGCCAGCTGCCGCTCAGCCGCCGTCGTGGGGCGCCAATGCCAGCGCGCCGCGTAGATCACGAGCGCGGCCAGCACCGCCGGCACGCTCTGTGAGACGAGCGCGGCGACGACCAGCAGGCCGTCGAGCAGCAGCGCCGGGCTGTCGTGGCGGTAGACGTGCGCGCACGCGACCAGGACTACGGCGACGACCAGCGCCGGATAGACGTATGGATTGTGCAGGAGATTGAGCATACTACCCTCGCACCCACCCGTAGCTTTTCACCCATTCGAGCGGCACATAGCGCCGCGTGCCGTTTCTCATCACGACCTCGAGCCGATCGCCTTGCTCCCGGTAGCCGTCGGCGTCGAGGTCTTCGTAGCCGTCCTTGTACTCGATCCTGAGCGTCACGGCCGCGCCGTCGGCAGAATGACAATCCCGCCGGGGATTATCTGCGGCTTGCCTGGTAGCGCGCGGCCCGCGTGCGTCCCCTCGGCCGCGCCCTCGTCGGCCTGGGGCGCTGGCGCGCCATCGCCGCAGACGCCGTTGACCACCGGGAAGGGGCAGCCGGCGGGGGCCACGCTGCCCCCGTTCTGGGCCGGGTCGTTCAGCGCGTCGGGCTGGGGCGCGTCCTGGGCCGGCGCATACGTGGCCGGCGCGGCGGATTCGGCAGGCGGGGCCGCGACAACCCGATCGACATAGACGATCTGTGGCTCGGCCGTCGGCTGCGGCGCGAGCACCACCGGCTCGGCCGTCGGCTCGACCTGCGCGAGCGCCGGCGTGGCCTGCATGATGACGATGACGGGGGCGCGCTCAGCCCGGGCCGTCGCCAGCTGCGCGTAGCCGCACAGCGCGAGCAGCGCGCCGACCAGCGCCAGCGACGGATAGCGGAAGAGAGTCAATAACGTTTTCTGCATGTCGGTCCTTTCTGCCGCGCGCAGGGTCTCAGCCTGCGCGCGGCTATGTAGGACTACGCTTCGAGTGCGGCCATCTCTTCGACGGTCAGGCCGATGTCGGCGGCATTCTCTTCGTCGGTCGGATATTCCAGTAAATGATCCAGCAGGTAGGCGTCGTCGACACCGTAGAACTGATCATAGGCCATTATTGCAACTCCTTTCATAGTTCAACGCCTTTTACAACCGGCAGCGCGTTCCAGTTCGCCCGCTCTGCCGCGTCTGCCTCACGCTGCCAGCGGGGCCGCAGCTCGGCCAGCGCGCCACGCGGCCATGTACTCGGCGTGCGACAGCGCGCGCGGCATGAAAATGGACGGTCGCCAGGGAGCGCCGTCGCCGTCATCGCCGCAGTCGGCGCGGTAGACGGTGAACACCTCGCCGACCGTATGCCGCGCCCACGTCTCCCGTACCCACAGTTGATCGCCGGCGGCGCCGTAGGGGCACTGCAGCCACGGTTCGCAGCGCCGCTACGGCCAGCGCGACGATCTCGCCCTTGACGCGGCTCCGCGCGGCGGCGGCGGCGCGGGCGGCGGCGGCGGCGCGGGCGGCGGCGGC